GTACACTCATTCTCTCAGGGAGTTCAGAATAACTGCCAAGGGGTGTATCAGTAAGATTGCCGCACACAACAAGAAACGTCATAATGGTGAGCCGTTTGTGGTTTTCCGTGAAGCTATCCATATCAAGAAGAATGAATGGAATATAATCGACTATCCACCTGACGGAAATAGTTATTGTTTTAGTTAGTTGTTGTAAAACCGCCCCTACGCTGACTAAGGTTGCCGTAGAATTGGATGTGGAGTTGCTCAATGGGCATGAGCATGGATTGGGAACGCACCATAAGAGGAAATAAAACCTCTCGTAAGTTTGGCAGATGGTGTGCCTTTTGAAACCTCGGAAACGAAGCATCCTTTTAAAAACAGTTTAACATGAAACATACAGTTGATGATATTGAATTAAAGATAGAGCCTGAGTTCAGAATGCTTCATAATAGAGTAGGTGTATTTAATACACATTTTCAGAATTTTGGGCATTATAATATACCGAAAGCTCAACTAATTTTGGCTGACCCACCTTATAATCTCGGTGTTAATGCTTACGCAAGCAATCCATCTTGGTATAAAGACGGAGATAACAAAAATGGCGAGAGCGAACTTGCAGGAGAAGAATTTTTCGATACTGACAAAGATTTCCGTCCTGCCGAGTTCATGCACTTCTGTTCGCAGATGTTACGACCAGAACCGAAAGAGAAGGGCAAAGCACCCTGCATGATTATCTTTTGCGGATGGGAACAGCAGTTTTATTACAAGGAATTAGGTGAGAGGTACGGTTTCAAGGGTTGCATCCCTTTGGTGTTCAGAAAGAATTATTCTGCACAGGTCTTGAAAGCCAATATGAAGGTTGTTGGCAACTGTGAATATGGTCTGATACTCTATCGTGACAAGCTGCCTAAGTTTAATAATCACGGAGAAATGGTTATGAACTGCATGGAATTTCCGAGAAATTTAGGTATGCCACGTAGTCATCCGACACAGAAACCTATTCCACTTCTGAAAAAGCTGATAGGGTTATTTACAGACCCAGATGATGTTGTTATCGACCCAACAGCAGGTAGTTGCAGTAGTATAGTTGCAGCAGCATCAATGCAGAGAAAGGCTTATGGCTTTGAAATCAAGAAACAAATCTATTCACAAGGTGTAGATAATGTAAAGAAATACATAAGTAATGATATGTTTGAGGTATCTCCGCAGCTTGAAAAGAGAAAGCGATATACACAAGCAAGTTTATTTTGATTTACCATCATGATAGAATTGAATAAGATATACAATGAGGATTGTCTAGTGGGAATGAAAAGGATTCCTGACGAAAGCGTGGATTGCATTATATGTGATTTGCCGTATGGCACGACCAAGAATGCATGGGATAGCGTTATCCCTCTTAATGACCTTTGGACTCATTATAACAGAATAATCAAAGAAAACGGTGCGGTAATTTTGTTTTCTCAAATGCCTTTTACTGCCGTGCTCGTCTGTAGCAACTTGAATGATTTTAAGTACGAAATTGTATGGCAAAAAGAAAATGCTACTGGATTCTTAAATAGTAATTTTGCTCCTATGAAGATTCATGAAAATATTTTGGTATTTTCTAAATCTAGTGCTTGTTTTGTAAAAGATAAGAATTTGGCGATGATATACAATCCTCAGATGATACATGGTTGCAAGCCTTATATAAGTAATAAGACTGGAATATCATCCACAAATTACGACTACAAACATTCCAAGCCAATTACAACCATCAACAATGGAGAACGTTTTCCAAACGATATTATATTTTTCAAACGAGATAAAGAGAAGATTCACCCTACACAGAAGCCAGTGGATTTAATTCGTTATCTCGTTAGGACTTATACCAATGTGGGGGGGTGCGTTCTTGATAACTGTATGGGAAGTGGCACTACTGCTATTGCCTGTATCAGGGAGAAGCGGAACTTCATCGGCTTTGAACTGAACAAAGAATATTACGACAAGGCTTGCAAGCGCATTCAGCTTGAAATGGCGCAGCCGAGCCTGTTTTGACTATGGGTATATAACTTTTCATTTGCCCTTATATATGCAATTCACGCAAATCGGTGTGGTGGAACTTGCGTGAGGTTCACTATGTAATAGTCTGAGCACTGCACCGATTATTCTTTGAAGTTAGTTTTCTTTCATAACCATGTAGTAGCCCACACCGATGATAGTGTTCCTTGGGCAAGAACGATAATGGTGTACTGCTAGAAATAGTGGTACTCTTTGAAATTTGGCGGCTATCATCGGTAACTGGAGATTGTGACCGTAGCGTATGGCAAAGTACGGAACATACAAGAAATTAGGAGGCAGAACCCACAAAAATAAAAAACTCTTATTATGACTGCTGACCGAAATCCAATGGGATGTTGCCAATCGATGAGGTTCGATTCCTCAAATCTCCACTTCTTTAGAATAGGTCAATGTTTAACGAGCCAAGGCAGTTCCGACCGACCATCGGGAAATAGTCAATACGATTCTTGTAGGATTCGTCACTTAAATTTTGCCAACTGCCGAGGCTCTTTTTTACAAAGAGCAGGAGGTGTATAATGGCGAGATTAACGATTGAAGAATTAAAGAAATACCCATTGACAAAAGGCGATTTTGAGCGTATGAAAATTATGGGATTAGACCCAAATGAGCCTTGGGCGTTAGTTTGTAAGATATTGGATTTTTGTGACGATGGTTACTTTAATATGAGAGCTTTGAATCTATTCTCCATATATGTAACTGGTTACTTCGATTGTTATCGTAGATTAAATTCTGAAAAGATAGAAAAGATTAAAAAAACTTTTGGATAATGAAAGGTATGTATTATATATGCTATCTTGTTGTTATGCTTGTTCTTGTAGTTGCTGCTGAGATAATTAACTTCACAAGCAAGGCTGTATGCGGCAAGAAAGTTATCAAATATTTTGAATTATGATTAGCGAGTATAGAAAGAAATTGATTGCAAGCGGCATTCCTGAAGGTGTTGTAAAGCGAGCATACGATTTTGTTGAAAAATCAGGGATAGGCGAAGAACTTGTTGGCAAGGAAGCTGAACTATGTCAGCTTTTCAAAGACTTTGCTGTAACTGCATATATCACAGGTGCTAGAGAACAAAAAGAAGAAATACACAAAAAGTTAATGGATAAATAATCGGTATGAGTATAATTTTATTTGCGCTTGCTGCAACCGCTCTTATGTTCGCAGTTGTTGGTGCAATAGCGATGATGCTAGGTCTGGATAAAGAAGATTAGCAAAATGAGAAGTGAATCAAGACGCAGCCAGCTCGACCACGAAAGATATATGAGAAATCGTGAAGAAAGACTGCAAAAGCAAAGAGATTATTACAGAGATAATACTGAACTTTGCAAGGCTAGCGTAAAGCGATGCAAAAAGAAAAGAGTAGAAAGAGAAAGATTATTATTGTTTAATTAAATATGTAGCTATTATGGCAAAAGACAAAATTAAGTTGGTTTTTGAGATTGACCGTTTTAAGTTTATCGGTTGTGTCGCACGTAACTGTGAGACAAAGGAAGAGTACGATGAATTGGTGAAAATCATCAATGATACTGATGAGGTTGTTCGTGATGACGCAGAACTTGAGAAGGCAAATTGTGTGCTGATTCTCGAAAAGTTGTTGCACGACAACGAGAATTTGGCTCTTCGCAAACGTTTGGAAAACGAGGATGAAACACTTCGCAATGGTGAAGTGTGGCAGTGGTGATGGTGACGGCAACGTAAAGTGCATCGAAATCAAAGGCGAGGTTGCCAAGGACTTATTCGATAAGCTTGCGTCTTTGGTAGAAGAAGGAAAGGATGGTGAGTAATGAGAGCAAGAACTAGTACTTGGTATGAGACAAAAATCAAGTACCAAAAGACAATGGAGGATGGCTCGGAAAAAGTAGTCAACGAACTTTATGTTGTTGATGCACTTTCTTGTACCGAGGCAGAAACATCTATCATTGACGAAATGAGTTGCTATATTAGTGGTGATTCTGCCGTTACAAGCGCAAAGAAAACCAACTATGGCGAGATTTTCTTCTCTGACTTGGATGATGATGATAAGTGGTACAAGGCAAAACTCCAGTTTATCACTATTGATGAGAAATCCGATAAGGAGAGACGTTCTAACTTTACTTACTTGGTTCAGGCTAAGTCGTTGGCACGTGCTCTTCGATATATTG